ACTCTAATGCTAATGCAAGTGCCTGCTGTTCGTCCGTCCGCTGGTCTAGCAGGATGTCGATTGAGTTGAACCTATACTCCGGCTCCTTGTATTTGTTCGCATAGAACTTGGACATTTCAATAAGTTCGTTGTCGTTGTTGACAAGTAAGCCTGTTTGGTTTAGGGAAAAGATTCCATAAGTTTGTATAGATTCTAGCGACCTAGCGATTGCCTGCGTCTCGGTTATGGAAGAAGTAAGCGCAATCTCGTTGTGAAGATTCTCAGAGCCGTACTCGACAACAATGTTTGAGTAAGGAATACCAGTTCCATCGTCGGCAAGTGTTACTCCTCCTGAAGACCCCGGAGTACGACGGTCACGGAAAACAACCGAGCCTGACTTTGAAATAAAGAATGAGCCGGGTTCTGACTTTTCTATTGTCCTGAAGTAAGCAAGCGCGTTTGTGTCTACTGGAATTGAGTCCGCGCCAAGCTCCATCGCTCCGGTTTCAATGTCTCGTTGACTTGCAGGCCACTCTAGTTCTGGAAGGGAAAGAATGGTGTTGATACGGTCGCCGGAAAACTGAACGTCGTTAGTTCTTGCAGATAAGAACTGAGTTGCGAGAGAAGAAGTTGCATCCGAGCAAGCTGCTGCTACCGTGCTATCCCCGTCCGGATTATAGAAAAGGTTCCAGTCGTCAATCAAGCCGAAGAACTGCAAGAAGCCTCCGGAGCTTATTCGAATTTGGCGCTTAGGAATAATCTGTCCGTAGAACTGAGACGCGGCGTATTCAGGGTCGAAGGTTCTGTCGTTATTATTGAAGACTACGTTTGCAAGCCCTTGGTCGAACTGGTCTAGCTGTCGGTTCTTGCCACGCTGAATTGAGATGCTTTTAACTTTGTCCGTCACGTCATAGAAAAGGGTTCCACCTAGTAGCCACTCGGTGTTGTCTAGGACTCCTTTAGTGGTGTCGTCTAGTACAAAGAACGGGCCTCGTCCGGTGTCTGTAAGGTCGAACCCGATTTCGACTAGCGGTGTTGGAACTGCCATTAGACAGGACTCACAATAACTTGTCCGCCGCCTGTGACGTACTTAGCAACAGTGTTACCCAAAGACTTTCCAACCATCGCTAGAGACTGCGAGGTATCCGCCTTGACGTTAATGTTTATCACAGTACCGACTGCGGCTTCAGGGCTTCCGCCTGCTGTCAAAGAGTTTCTGCTAGACCTGATTTCTGCCAAGGTACTTAGAGCAGAAGCTTTTTGAGCGTCACTAGTAGAAGCAAGATTTGTGTAGCCTTCAGCTAATCTAATCCTGTCGTCTAGGTAGCTCAGGACATTGTCCACGTCGCTTACAGCGTCAATGAGAATCCCAACTCCGTTTTTTATGTCGGAGGAAGCGCCCTGTGTGACGCCCGTGCCGAGTGACCCACCGGGCATCGTTGCAGCATCAATCTCTTTTTCGACAGCGAAGCCTTTCACCTTTTCAAGCTTGGCTAGGAACTGGTCAAGGGTGCCACCAAGACCGCCAAACATTCCGTCCATATCTTCAATATCTTCTTGTAACTGAGACTTGATTCCAGACACCGAGTCGTGTAAAGCCACAGCAGCCTGCTCAAGGGCTTCGGCAAGCGTCGCTTGTTGTTGTACCAATGCGACTGCCAAATCGCTCTGAGTGGTCGCATAGAGCTGCTCAAGAGCAGCAGTAGCCAATCCTTGCTTCTCGTAGATTTCAGCCGCTAAGGTATCCATCCCATTTGCCGACTCAGTTTCTAGTGCGTCAAATAGGTTCCGGAGGTTTTCTTTTGTCTCAGGAGTTGACTCAAGAATTGCACCTGCAAGCTCGTTCCCTGTCTCGACTCCTGCCGAAACAATTTGCTCAATAAATGTTTGTGTAAAGCCCTGCGACGCTAGGTCGGCAGACTTGGACAACAACCCCTTGGAAGCGTCCAGCTTGGCAGTCATTGATGTTATGAGTCCGTCTACGGACTTGTCTTCGCTGCTGTCAAACAGTTGTCCAACATCAACCGCAACGGCTGAGCGGTATGCGTTGCGCAACCTGTCTTGAGAACCTTGGACTATTCCTGCGAGCTTGTTGTCAAACTCTGCCTGTAACCTAACAACCGAATCGGCGTAGTTTTTGTTTGCCGTTGCAACCGTGTCGTTGTAATTCTTCTGCGCTGAAGCAAGCTGCTTTTGCGAGGACTTTATCATTGTTTGAACACGCTCAAAAGCAACATCTTTTGCACTTGGGCCTGTAGACACTCGGCTTGTTGATGGTGTGTTGTAAACAATCGGAACTCTAGGCCCCCACTTGTTGCCGTCCCAAGTCATTGTGAACCAAACTTCTTCACCGGGTGCGCCGTAGAACGAGGTAAAGACTTGGCCCGGTCTTGGGTTGCCCGGCAAGCCCTTGTTCTGACCAGTAGGAGATGCAGGTATTAGCTCACCCGGAGCCATAATCTTGACCCCGGCCAAGCGAAGTGCCGCTTCCGTAGCTGCGTTTAGCTCGCCTGTTACTCCATCAAGCCTTAGATTGTTGAATCGGTTTAGCTCGCCTGTTGTTCCGTCAGTTGCCCTGTTGACTTCTCTTTGCTTGTTCACCATCCCGTTTAGGGAATTGACAAGTCCAGCAGTGGCAGCAGCAGCAGCAGCGATAATTATTGCTAGTCGAACATAAGGGTTTTTGCCGACTGCGGTGTTGAAAAGTATTTGAAGAACAGTGGCTACCTTTATCACTGCGTTTAGAGCGATGATGCCAGCAGACAGCCCAGCGATAACACCAATCATCTTACCAATGACTTCGATGTTGTCGACAATGGAAATTATGAAGTTAGCGACGTTTCTAGTTGCGCCCTCCCAGTCAACTCTTGCCAATGCTGCCGTGAGCTTTTCGCCTATCTCTGGTAGCAGGTCTTTTACGATTGGGATTAGCTGCTCGAGCCTTGGAGCCAGCTTGCTTCCAATGTCAATTCCAACGTCGGCAGCGGCAGAGCCAAGCAAGGAAAGCTGAGCGTTGAAACTTGTGAGCTGCTTGTCCGCAACTTCTTGAGCGGTTCCTCCCGCGTCCTTAAGGGCTGTCTCGTAATCACGGAGCGCGTCTCCGTTGTCCATTAGGAGCAGGATTCCATTTCGGGCCTGCTTTGTGAAACCCATTTGGCTTAGCGTTGCAAGTCTCTGCTCGACAGACATTGAACCAAGGGACTCAGTAAAGTCGTCGGCTATGTCTGCAAAGTTGTTCATCTTCTCATTCGAATCGAAGACAGCGATGCCTAAGTCTTCAAAGGCAGCAGGGGCTTTTTGCGCCCTTTCTGCTAGTCCAAAGATTGTGTTGGTTAGCTGCGTACCTGCAAGCTCACCCTTTACACCTGCGTCGGCGAATACTGCAAGCGCGGCGGCTCCTTCGGTGATGTCCTTTTCGACAGACCTTAGGGCCGTTCCAGCCTTAGAAGTTAGGGATGTGGAGAACTGTTCAATAGTTGCGTTAGCAAGCTGCGAGGCCCTAGCAAGCGTGTCAGAGACAACAATCATGTTCTCCATGTTTGCCACTGCGTCATTCTTGATAGTCATACCAAGGGCAGACTGCGCGTCCGTTAGGAGGTCGGTAGCAAGCGCCATGTCGAACATACCAGCCTGCGCGAACGAGGCAACAACGGGTAACGCGGCAACGGAGGCTTTAGCGTCAAGTCCAGCGGAAGCTAAGAAGTAGAATGACTCTGCCGCTTGTTCGGCTGAGAAGGTTGTAACCTTGGCGACTTCTCTAGCCGCGTTCGCCATGTCGTCTTCCATGGTCTTCGTTAGGTCGCCCATAATGGCTTGAGACTTAACTAGTGCGCCGTCGAACTTAGCGAACTCTCGAACGGATGCGACTGCGATTGCGGCAGTTGAAGCGGCAACGGCGGCTAGTGCAATACCAGCGGACTTGGAAAGCTTGTCTAGGCTTACAGTTGCGCCTTTGATTCCCTTGTTGTCGAAGTCGGAAACAATCCGAATCTTAATTGCCATAAGCTATGCCCCGCCTAGTTCTTCACGTTTGAGTTTATTTTTCTTGAAAGCTGGATTCCAAATTGTTCTGCAATCTTTTCGACCTTGGCTTCAATCTCAGGCTTCCGCTTTAGTACGCGCGTCCACAAGAAACGACCCGGCTTACCGAAGGTTGCCCCTAGCTTCTTATTGAAAGCCTTACCCTGTCCGTTGTATATGTATGAATGGTAACCGACGGAGCTGGAACCCCAACCTTTTGAAACAGGACGTGGCGCTCTGCGCTCGATACCCGCAAGCTCCGCGTACTCGAAACCAACCTGCTTGCCCATCCCGTTACTTCGCCCTTTACCTTCAATAAAGATAAGGTCTTTAGGTCTTAGGCTTACGCGTGCTTTCACATCTACGCCTGACCAAGCCGTCCGTCCGTCGTGGAACATTCCCGGCATAGCGCTTTTTAGCCTAGTTGTGTCGGAGGAGTTTATAGAGTTTTCAATAGGATTTAGAATTGGGCTTAGCTCAGTGTTCATTGCTTTTCGCAGTGCAGGCAGCAGGCTTTTTTCGTAATCCCTAAGCGCCCGCATTGCTTCTTTTTCACCTGATAAATAAGTTTCAGCCATAAGTCTCTCCTGCTTCTATTCTACCTAACAAAGAAACCCTCCCCGAAGGAAGGGCTTCTCTATTTACTCGGAAGGTTTTTAGCAACCATCCAGCGGTGCATTGTCCACAACATCCTTTCGGATTCTTGCATCAACACACTAGGGGCAATACCTGTTTCACAAGCGATACCTGCAATGAACCAATGAGCAGAGGAGTCGCCCAACCCAATTATTTTGGGTCTTCACCCGCTCCAACCATGTCGACTGATTCTAGCCACTTCTCAAAAGTAAGCTTCGTTTCTTCAGTCCGCTTTTGTGAGTGCCAAGCCAAGAAAAGCGAATAGCTCATCCTTGGGTCATTACTCATAGCCGCGATACTGACTCCGAACTTGTTTTCAAAAGCAACCATGTCGGCGGCGTTGCAAGTTGTGTCCTTGGTCGCGCCATCCTCATGGGTTATCTGTAGATTTATTTTCAACTTATCCTCC